TCGATTTTTCCTGCTTTGCCGATTCTGCCGGCAACGTGATGACTTGGTCCTTTGCGGAGGTGTCGTGAGATGCGGCTGCGAGCGGAGACTATAGTGCTGGGGTCGCGTGAATGGGTCGTCAGGCCGTTGACGCTTCGGCAAGTGCAGGAGATCGAGCCGATTCTCATGGATAGCGCTCTCGCTGCAAAGGGAAACGTCAGTGCAGCGTTGGCGATTGTCGCGATTGGGCTTCGACGCGACGATCCCGATGCCGTAGCAGGCCTCTTGGATATCGAGGCGACGGCATCCGAGATCGCTGTCGCCATGGCTTCGGTGTTACGGTTGGGCGGTTTCATCCAGTCTAACCATTCTGGAGATCCGACGTCGGGGGAAGGCGTGGCGGGCGCGACGATGACGGTCGATGCGCCCGCCTCGATTTCGCAAAGATCTACGCCCGTCTGATGACTGCTTGTGCATATACGCCCGCGGAAATCGACGATATGGCTTTTTTTGACGTTCTTGGCCTCTATGCGTATTGGGAGGACTATCCGCCGGTGCACGAGATTTTGAGGTGTGTTTATCGAATCGAGCGCCATGCCGATAGCGGCGAGAAGTCGAGTGGGTCCGATCCGAGTGGTATAGGATCCCTTATCTCGCGCTTTCCCGAAGGCTTTGTACGGGAAGGCTAGATCCGTTGGCCATCACGGACGTTATCGCAAACCGAGGAAGGATATAAGTGTATGTCCGACGATGTCGTCATCAAGCTCAATGCCGACGTCTCGGACCTCGAACGTGGGTTGCGAGAAGCTGCGACCGCGATGGAGTCGACTCTCGGGGCTTTGCGAAACGGTGCCGCTCAGCTCGACACCAGTTTTGCGGCAGCTTCAAGGGGATATATCACGAGCACGGGCCAATGGTTATCGAGTGCCCAAGCGTCGAGTGCTGCAGAACTTGCAATGGCTCGGCAAACCGAGGCCAGCCGATACGATATCGCGGCGAATGGCGTTAGGGAGCAGATTTCTCTAGTCCGTCAACAAGCGCAAACCGCACAGATTTCCCGCCAGCAAGAGCTCACCAGTCTTCTCGGTCTCGATCGGCAGCGCGAGGAGATCGATCGGAACCACCTTCAGTTCTTGGTCGGTACTTATCGACAGGGCACTGCCGCCTATATCGACGCTCAGGGTAGGATAACCGAGCTTGCGAGCGAAGCGGCGGTCCGGCGTCAGGAGATCGAGCGCACCGCCACGGTGCAAATTCAACGAGACTACCGTTACGCATTCGATCAAATAGGCACCAGCGTATCCCGATCGATCACGGGCATGATTGCCGGCACGACATCGCTGCGGGACGCGGCTCGAAATATCCTGCTGCAAATGATCGAGACGTTCCTCAACGCCCGGATTCGTATGGTTACCGACTGGCTCGCCGGTGTTGTTGCGCAAACGGCTGCGACCTCGGCAGGGGAGGCGTCGAAGACTGCGGCAGTAGCTGCGGGAACTTCCGCGCGCGCGAGCTTGGAGAGCAGCGCTGCGGCCAGCTCTGGCGTCGGCGTCATATCGAGTATCTTGAAGAGCATCTTCGCGTCCGCCGCGCAAACATTCGCTGGCATTTTCGGCTTTCTGTCACCGGTCATGGGACCGGCTGCGGCCGGGCCGGCGCTCGAGGGGCAGGCCGCGGTCCTTGGCGTCGCGAGCGCTTTGCCGGCATTCGAGGTCGGGTCCTGGGAGCTGCCGGGAGACATGATCGCCAAGGTGCACAAGGGTGAGATGATTGTCCCTGCCGCTCCGGCGGCAGCCTGGCGATCCGCCCTGAACGATGGCCCCATAGGTGGATCGAACGACGCCGGTAGGGGTCAGGTTACAGTCAACCATGCGACCAACATCAACATCAGTGCGATCGACGGCACGAGCGTCAAGAAGTTCTTCAAGAACAACAACCAGCTGATCCTGCGGACGATCAGCGAAGGCGTTCGCACGGGGAAGCATCTCGGGCTGGGCAAGCTGGAGTCGTAAATGGCGGTCTTTCCGAAAACTACTTCCGCTTGGGTCCAGATATCACCTGTTGGTCCGGTGGTCGTGCAACTCAGGGGCGGGGCAATCGAGGTTTGTTCGTCAACATCGCAGCCACAGGCATCTGACACAGGTATTGTTTATGCGGGGACATCGCCTATCGACATACGCATCGTTGGGCCGTTGTGGGCCAGATCCGCAGGCGGTGGTGGGGCTGTTACGGTCATTACTCAACCTGGTATCGGATAGCGACTTCGTTTTAGGTAGATTGTCGTGGAAAAGCAATATTAGAAGCGTCATCTGACAGCTCTATCCGGGGTCGAGGTCGATGACATATATCAATGGTGTCAACCTTCTCCCCGGCACGGGGGAGTTCACCTACGATACCTTGGCTCACATGGGGCAGCGGGTGACGGAGACGTCCGCTACCCCGATCAATGTCTATGCCTCCGGCACGACGGCAGGGAGCTATGCCGGCGAGGATACGGATTTCACGCGCTCGATCGATGCCCTGCAGGCCGAGTTCTCGGGCTGCACGACGGTCGCGCTGATCGTCTCGTGGTTCTTCGACGGGGTCACGGCGGGCTCCTGCAAGGTCTATCCGTCCACGACCTATATCGGCGGCAATTTCTCCTATTGGACGGGCTCGGGTTGGGCGCTGGATGCCTGGAAGGTCTCCGGCCTGACCGAGGGGTCGAGCGGCTTGATCCCGATCTCGTCGAGCGGGACGAGCTTCAGCTACGGCGGCACCCCGTCCGACCCCTCGATCGTGCGGGCGATCCTGGACTTGAAGGCGCGTGGGTTGCGCGTGGTCTTCTACCCGTTCCTGCTCGGCGATCCGCCGGACAAGAGCTTTCCGTGGCGCGGTCGGATCACCTACTCGCCGGACAGGTCTTCGCCGGACGTTTCGAGCGGTGCGGCAAGTGCCGTCGCGGCCTTTCTCGGAACCGCGGCGCCCGCCGACTTCACGCAAGATCCGGCGAACCAGACGGTCAACTACAGGGGCGGTGGGTCGCTCGACTTCACCTACAGAAGGATGATCCTCCATTATGCCAATCTTTGCGTTGTGGCTGGCGGCGTCGATCTGTTTCTGGTCGGGTCGGAGCTCCGAGGTCTGGAAACCATTCGTGGCCCGGCTTGGACCATCTCGGGCGGCGAACCGCCCGCGACATGGGACTATCCCTTCGTCGACGGATTGATCACGCTCGCCGATGATGTACGGTCGATCTTCGACGCCGCAAGCCTGACCAAGAACCTGACGACCAGAAAGAACCTGATCTCCTACGCCGGGGATTGGTCGGTGTGGATGGGGACGCGGCACGATGGCTCGAATCCGTCGAACGCCGGGCAATGGCCCCATCTCGACAAGCTCTGGTCACACGCGAATATCGACCTCGTCTGCATCGACTATTACATGCCCTTGTCGGACTGGACGACGGGTGCAGGCGGGCTCGACGTGCTGAATTGGACCGAGCCGAAATATTCCGGCACGTGGCCGCCGGACGAAACTCGAATGAACGGGCTTGGGCTCGCGGGGACGCCGACGTTGTTGTCGAAAGACTATTTCAAGGCGAATATCGAGGGCGGCGAGAAGTTCTTCTGGTTCTACTTCGACAGCGATAACTCCGGCCGCGGCCTCGATCCGCAAGGCTCCGGCGCGCAAGTCTCGCGGCCCGAGGGCGATCGGCTGACGCAGACGCGCACGCGGTTCTACCAGGATCAGGAAATCCTCGCCAACAAGCAACTTCGATGGTGGTGGAACCACCCGCACAAGGCGATGTACGACACCGGGGCCGGCGAGGTTCCGCAAGGCAACGCGACCGGTTGGACCGTGCAGGCCAAGTCGATCGCCTTCTCGGAATATGGGTTTCCGAGCTGCGACAAGGCGACGAACCAGCCCAACGTGTTCTTCGACCCGAAGAGCTCGGAGAGCTTCACGCCGTTCTGGTCCTTGTGGAAGCCGGCCTTCGGAGGCGCCTATCTTCCGCAAGAGGACACGACCATCGTCCCGCTCGCGTTGCAAGCGATCCATGAATATTGGTTCGTGGATGGCAATAACGAGGTCTCCGGGCCAGGGATCGTGATGCTCGACCAGGCATTCACCTCGGTCTGGGCCTGGGACGCGAGGCCCTTTCCGACCTTCCCGCAACGCGGAGGCGTATGGGGAGACGCGCCGAACTGGTCCTCGGGAAACTGGATTCAGGGCAAAGGGCCGTATTTCCCGCCAGTGGAGCCGGATTCTGCGCCTGACCCAGGCACCTATCCCGCCTTCCCTATGCTTGCCGGGCAGGGCTGGTCGATTCGCTACACACCGGCGAATGTGGTGATCAAGGCCGAGCACGTCTCCGGGCGCGAGGCCCGCGCGGCACGCACCTCGTCCGCGCTGCTCGAGATCGAGCTGACCTATGATGTGCTGAGGATGGACACTCCGGCCGAGCTCGAAACGCTTATCGGGTTCTATGCGGACCGGTCCGGCGCCGACGCGCCCTTTACCTTCGCGGTGCCGGCGGCGCTCGGGTTCGGCACATCGATCAATGCGCGTTTCGTGGACGACCAGCTCGACCTCGAGGAATTCATGTCGCGGCTTTGGCGCGGCGAGGCCGTGAAGGTCGAGCAGGTGAGGGGAGAGTGATGGATCGGTTCTGCGCGGCCGAGGCGGCCATTCCTTTCGAGGTATCGCGTGGGCACGTCGTCGATCAGCTTCGCCGAACTGTCGCGGAACTGTGGGATGTGCCGATCTCCGCTCTATCTATAGAATATTCTGGGGACATCGTGCAGATCACATTTCCGCCATCGCTGGCGACGTTTCGCAACAGCGACATCGCAACGGTGCATTGAATGTCCATGCCTCCAGCGTTTCCGATGCTCAAGGGCCAAGGATGGACGGTCCACAAGAAGCCGTCTTTCTCGACCAGGAAGGCCGAGCACATCTCCGGCCGTGAGGTCCGCGCTCCGTTCTTCACCACTCCGCTCTACGAGTTCGAGCTGACCTTCGACGGGCTCGATTCGAACGGGGCCTTCATGGGTCTCGGCACGAATTCGCTGCAAACCTTGATGGGACTCTACCTGCAATGCCAGGGGAGCTACGGGACGTTTCTCTACATAGATCCGGCCGATAGTATCGCAACCGCACAATGGATCGGCACCGGCACAGGTGCAGCGACGGCCTTCACCTTCCAGCGCACGCTCGGGGGGGCAACCGAGCCCGTGTCCTATGTCGTCACCGTCATGAATGTCTACCTCGATGGGGTGAACCAGCCGAGCGGTTGGGTCGCGACCGCGCCGCGGACGTTGACCTTCGCTGTAGCGCCCGGCGACGGGGTTCTCGTGTCGGCGACGTTCTCCTACGCCTTCGAATGTCGCTTCCTCGACGATCAGGTCGATTTCGAGAATTTCATGAACGGCTTGTGGAAGGTCGATAGCCTCAAATTCCAGAGCGTGAAGTCGTGAGATCCGCCTCCGCACCCTTGATCGCGCATCTGCACGCCTTGCGTTCCGGTGACGCGAAAACGCTCGTCGCCGATCTCTACACGTTCACGCTGCGCAGCGGCACAATCCTGAGCTATACAAATGCCGACGTCCCGGTCGCGTGGAATGGCTACACATATCTCGCGGATTCGGTTCTCGTCGACGGTTTGAAGTTCAAATGCGCCGCAGGGCTCGACGTCGATCAGCAGCAGATCACGATAGCCGCGCGGGAGACGGACACGGTATCTGGTGTGCCATTCCTCCAGGCCCTGCGGAGCAGGGTCTTCGATGGATGCGAGATCACGCGCGAGCGTGCGTTCCTCACGGCATGGAATGCCGCGCCGGTCGGAACCGTGATTCTCTTCAAGGGGCGGATCGGGACGATCGACAAGATCGGCCGGACCGAGGCGGAGATCACCGTCAACTCGGATCTCGTGCTTCTCGACCTGGAGATGCCGCGCAACATCTATACCGCGAATTGCCAGCATGTGCTTTATGATTCCGGGTGCACGCTTGCCAAGGAGTCGTTCGGCGCCAACGGGACGGTCGCCAGCGGCTCGACGCGAACCACCATCATATGGTCGGGGGGCGCCGAAATTTACTCACAAGGCACGATCACCTTCCTGACTGGGGCTAATGCGGGGGTCCGCACGAATGTCAAGAAGGGGTACGTCTCCGCCGGAGCGATCCCGGCTGGGCTGGCGCTGAGCTACCCGCTACCGAATCTGCCTGCGGCCGGCGATACGTTTCGGGTCTACCAAGGCTGTGACCACACCAAGGCGACGTGCCTCGGGACCTTCGACAACATCCTGAACTTTCGCGGGTTCCCCTACATCCCGCCGCCGACGACGGTGTTCTGAGCATGGATCAGCGAGATCGCATCGCTGGCGATGTTTCGCACTTTCGATCTCGATGTTTCGATGAATCGACATCGATGCGACATCGCATCGCTGGCGATGTTTCGCAACAGCGACATCGCATTGTTGCCGAGGCTCGCTAATGGGTCGGCACGCCGTATCATTGCCAGGCTGACGTCCTGGGAGCCGGGGTAGACTGCGGCATGCTGATTGTTCGCGTCTTCGTGGATGCGGGTCTTTGCGAGCCATTCGACCCGCGTCCGTATAGCGACGATTGGTTTCTGCATCGGTCCGAAGAACGCTATCTCGGGTTCGTCCTCGACAGATGCACGGAGGTCCAGGTCGCGCGGTGTGGGGACGTCGTGGTCTTCCGCTACGGACGCTGCTACTCGCACGGGGGAATTGTGACAGACATAGACCCGCTGACCATCGTGCACGCCTACCAGCCGGCGCTACGGGTTCTCGAAGAACCCGTGGCGGGGAACCTCGCGTTGAGCGCGCCGAGTCGCCGGCCGCGAATCTTCTCGTACTGGGCTTAGCTGTGGAGGTTGAGGTGCACGCGGAGACCATAACAGATGCGTCCGGCAAGCCGCTCGTGTGCCGGCGGTTCGAGTGTATCGAAGACGCGCTTGCCGAGATTCGCCATCTAGAGGCCAGGATCATGGTGCAGGCCCGCACCATCCGTGCGCTGGCCGCCGAAATTGCGCTGCACGAACGAGCAATCCCGCCGGCGACATGCGATCACGCTGTTGCTGGTCGATCTCGATGTTTCGATGGATCGACATCGAGTGATCGCCAGCAAGGCACCGAGAGCAGCTCATGAGCTTCTTGCGCAAGCGTGGGCCGAAGCCAGCGGAGATCACGCAATATACCGGGCTCCAGATCCAGACCTCGAGCAGCGCGGTCCCGATCACGATTCTCTATGGCATCAACAAGCTCGCCCCGAACCTATTGTGGTACGGGAATTTCGGCTCCTACCCGGAATACACGAAAAGTGGCGGCAAGGGAGGCGGCAAGAAAACCCTCTCCGGCTATCATTATTCGAGCGCGCTGGTCCTCGGGTTGTGCGAAGGGCCGATCACGAGCGTCGGTGCTGTATGGAAGGACCAAGGGGTCTATGCGCCGGCTACATTGAACCTCAGCATCACCCCCGGGATAGCGGCGAGCCCGACGCTCGCCTACCTCCAGGATATTACCTACAAGGGGGTGGCGACGGCATGGTCCGTTGTCTACGACCTCGGATCGAACGCCTCGATCGGAGCGCTGCAATTCGAGGTCTATGGGCTCAAATATGCAACCGCCGTCGTCAATGCCTACGATGCCGATCCGGCCGAGGTCATCTACGACTTTCTGACGAACGTGCAATATGGCGTCGGGCTCCCCTCCAGGTCGATCGACGCCGCGACGCTTTTCGGTGCGTCTGGGGATCGGTCCTACCAGACCTATTGCTGGGCTGTCGGGATCGGCATCTCTCCCGTTCTCGCTAACCGGGAGACTGCGAGCTCGATCCTGACCCGCTGGCTTCAGCTCACGAACACCGCGGCGGTGTGGTCGGACGGAAAGCTGAAATTCATTCCCTATGGGGATGCGACGGTCGAGGGTGCGCTCTATGACGGGACGGAGGTCTCCTTCGTCCCGGACACTACGCCGCTCTACGATCTGACCGACGACGACTTCGTGGGTGGTGCCGACGAGGACCCGGTGCTCGTCGAGGTCAAGGACGCTTATAGCACCTTCAACGTGCAGGAAATAGAGATCAGTGATCGGGCGAATCGCTACAACTCCTCCGCGATCTCGGTATGGGACCAGAACTCGATCGAGCTCTACGGTCGTCGCGACGGTTCGACAGTTACGGCCCACGAGATTTGCGATAAGGCCATCGCGCAAAAGGTTGCGCAGCTGATCCTCCAGCGCGAGGTCTATATCCGCAACGTCTATTCGTTCAAGCTGTCCTTCGAATTCTGCTTGCTCGAGCCGATGGACATCGTGACATTGACCGATTGGCGGCTCGGCCTCGCCGTGACGCCAGTGCGGATTGTCTCGATCGACGAGGACGATGACGGCACGCTGAATGTGACTGCAGAGGAATTCCCTGGAAGCACAGGGACCGCCGCGGCCTATCCGGTCCAGGGGAACGAAGCCGTCGTCGTCGATTGGAATGTCGTGCCATCGGCGGTCAACCCTCCGGTGATTTTCGAGCCGCCGTCCAGCCTGACCAATGGAGAGTGCCAAATCTGGCTCGCGATCTCCGGGGGCCTCGCCACGACCTACAAGCTCGCCGAGGACAGCTCGACGGGGCCGCATTATGCCACCAATACCCTAGCCACAAAGAACAGTGGCACCGCGCTGGCGTTCTCGGCCTATCTTCTCGCCGACGAGCGATCTGCATGCCGGATCCAAGTGTTCGACGGTGTGGGCTTTCAATCGATTGCCTTCGATCTCGCGACCGGGACCTCTTCCGGCGCGACGAGCGGTGTGACGGTCTCCTCGATATTGCTTGTTCCCGGCGGAGCATGGTATCACGTCTCGGTCTCGTGCAGCATGGCTGTGACCGCAGCCCCTATCGTCTCTATCATCCTCGAAAATGGGGTTGGGGCCACGAGCTACGTGGGTGCTGCCGGCGACGGGATCTTCGTATGGGGTGTCGAGATCGGGGAGTTCGGCGGAGCGTCGTCCATGATCACGACGCCAATGGTGCCGTCCGGTGCGAGTTTCGACCCGGACGTACAGGACCCTCCGACCGGAGCCGAGGGTACGGCTGACCCCTATTGGGGTGGGGCGATCATCCATGTTTCGACCGACAACGCCACCTATGGGCAGGTCGGGCAGGTGAACGGCCCGGCTCGGCATGGCAAGGTAACCGGCTCCACAGGCACCGTGCTCTCGGTGAATCTGGTCGAGAGCGGTGGCACGCTGGACCCAGCCTCGGTCGCGGATGCGCAGAACGCGGTCACGTTGTCCTTGGTAGGCGACGAGCTCATCGCCTATGGCGGAGCGGCGCTCACCGGGGTGAACGCCTACGATCTCTCCGACCTGGTGCGCGGTCTCTACGGGACGACGAGCGTCTCGCATTCCGCGGCGGAACGCTTTGCCCGGCTGGATAACGCCGTCTTCAAATATACGGTACCAGCGGGCTATGTCGGTCAGACGCTTTACCTGAAGTTCCAGAGCTTCAATATCTTCGGATTGGCGCTTCAGGACCTCTCGACCTGCGCGACCTATACCTACGTCCCGACCGGGGCGGGAGCCGGGCTAGGGCCGATCATGTCTATCTTGGCGGCGGGGGGTGATGTGGACCTCGGGTTGTTTACCGAGGTGATCTCCGTCGAGGAAGACCTTGGAGCATTTTCCGATGCGCCGAGCAACAACGTCGATCTCGGGGTCTTGATATGAGCGGACGACTTTTCAGACGTCGCGGCACGGCGATGGAAGCCGCGGCCTTCGTCGGCGCCGAAGGAGAATTCGGGTACGACAAGACCAATAAGCGGATCATCGCTTTCGATGGGGTCACCGCCGGCGGGTTCCCGGCGGCAAGGCTCGACGAGGTCCCGCTCGCGCCGAGTCCGCATGGCGCGGCTGCCACCTTCCAATGGATCGAGCAGCAAATCACCTGTGCCGGCGCGACGACGGCCATCCCGCTCGGGGGAACCTACATCATCCAGGCGATTGCCTTGCGCGTCGTGACGACCGTGACGGGTTGTACCTCGATTACGATCAACGATTCTCAGAATGGCAACGGCCATTGGGGTTCCGGAATCAGCCTTTCCGCCGGAACGACGAACCAGGGTGTCGCATCGCCTGGGCCCTACTACAATGGCTCCACCACGCTCGCACTCGCCGCGATCGGCGGAGGGGCTAGCTTCACCGGCGGCACGGTGCGTGTCGCAGTTCTCGTTCTCGCGGTCACGCCACCGACGTCGTAGCCTCGCGCGGCCCGACCCGACTTAAAATCCGTCGCTGCCGAACACGCGATGTCGATCACTCGAAACATCTAGATTCGACAGCAACAGCTAGATCGCAATGCCGGGCCTCGCGCCCGGTTCTCCTTGCTGGCATGGAGGCCGGAATGAAGTCAATCGCAAGAGCCTTGCTCGCATACGCTGCTTTTGTCGTGTGCTCTGCGCCGGTGGGGGCGGCGGCGTTGAACTTGGTCCCGCCGGATAGTGGACAACGCAACTCGGTCACATTCAATGGGCGGACGTATTCCAGCACGCCGGGCGTCAGCATTCCCGTGCCCGATTTCGACGCGCCGACGCTTCAGGCGAACGGTTGGACTATCGCGACGACAGCAGCAGCCTCGGCATCGCCCTTCGATGCGCTGCGACGAGTTGCTCATGATCCGTCGATCAACGGCCCAACCTTCAAGGCTCCACTCGTCGGCGCGCGCCCGTGGGCGGCATCGACGGCCTTTGCCACGGGGACGGTTGTTTCCAGGGGCGGGTTGGCCTATGTCGCAACAACGGGCGGGACCACAGGCGCGACCTGGACCAATACTCGGGGTATCGGTCAGACGGATGGAACGGCCGTCTGGGATTATATCGGCCCGCAGACTGCACCGCAGCTCGTCAGTATCGACACTGCAACGCATAATGCGACGCTGACCAACATTCTCTCGATGTCCAGCATAGGGGTTTTGCCGGCAGGTCAGGGGCCGGTACGATGGCGCGGCGGGCCAGTCACGCAACACGCCGTCCCAAACTATTGGGGCGTGACTTCGGTCACCAGGGCACCCGCGGCCGGTAACTTCACCAGCACGCGCGATGCGATCGTCGCCGGTGTCGAGTTCATCTGCGAATGCACCAAGGTCGAGTTCGCGATGCTCGCCGTGACGCGAACCGCGAATGTGATCGTTGACGGGAGAAACCTCGACTTCGCTCCGTCGATCACATCTGGTGGCGCAACGAAATATTTCACGATCGACTTCTCGAATGTCGCGACGACAAACGACATGGTCCCGGCGACTGGGCGTTCGCGTCATCATATTCTGTTCGAAATGTCGAATAGCAGCGCGCTCCTGCAAATAGCCACCGAGCTGACCGGAACGATTTCTTACCCGCCCTATTCCGACGAATGGTCAATAGGAGTCGTCGTGGACAGCCAAGGCGCAGGATCCATTGGTGGGTCGTTCACCAGTTCTATCTCTGCGTGGCCTCAGCAGCTCGTCAAGATCCTCAACATCCCAGATATCTGCAATCTTTCGATCGGCGGCACGGGGTTTGTATCTGTTGGATTAGGATCGCCTTATGGCTCACGAGCGCCTGCCGACCTCGCGACATGCAACGCCTATCGGCCGTTGAAATACATCCTGTTCGAAAGCTCGACGAACGACTCGGGGCAGGCGGCGGGGACGATCACCGCGGCAGCCGCGTCCGTGTTCGCGGCGGTTCGTGCCGCCTATCCTACGGTGCCGATTATCGTAACGGGGGTCATCACAGCACCGAGCATCTCTCTCGCGAATGCCCAGAGCGTCGAGAATGCTGTTTTCGCCGGCACAGCGGGAATTTCTGGAATCTACACAATTCCGGTCTCGACAGCCTCGACCCCCTGGTTCTCGGGTACCGGCAAGGAGGGTGCAACGACCGGCGCCGGCAATAGCGACTTCGACTTCATCAACGACGGCACCCATCTTTCGCAACCCGGACACACATATTTCGCGCGGCGTGTGGCGGCCGGCATTCTCTCGATCGCGGCAGCAAAAAACTAATGCATGTACTGCCGTTGGCAACCCCCGTCGGCGGAGGCGCTGTGCAGGAGCCGATGGGGTTCCTGGTCGTCTCGTAGGTCATCGATAGATATTCGACGATGACGTTTCGCGGTTGTGTAATCTCGAAGTAACCGTGCAACCGGATCGAGGCCGCGTCAATGGCCGACGGGGCCGATTTTCGCATGACCATGTACGGAGGAGAAATTGATCGGAATGCTCGATCCGTTCGGGGGCCGATCGTGCGCTCGGTCTTGGTGAGACCAGATGATGAGCTCGCCGACGTCGCACCTGTTGTTTTCTCGCAGAAGGCTGCATGAGCAAGCTCTTGACCATGCTTCGCCTGACACATGCGCTCGATCTCGCTGCGTTGCGTCGGACGGCTAGTTCCGATTGATCGACCACGAGGTTTCGACGTCGTTGTGATGTTGCAACGCGCTGCTTTTGTAAGGTGACGAATGCCCGTTTCGATCGTCATGGCTGCTTCCTGCTTCATCGTCGGAGATTGCATTGCGACGAGGCCATTCGGGCTCGGCGGGCGGTTCCCCGCTTGCGGGGTGTCGGCGAAGGTCGGTGCCTCGTCCGCGGCGATCATTCCGCGCATCCCGAAGGTGCCGCTCTCCTGGCTCGTCATCTCTGCCGGGTCGAACGATCCCACCAACCCGCAGCTGCCGGTGAACCTGGAGTCCATGCGCGCGCGCGCCGAGGCCGATCGCGTCGTGTGGGTGCTGCCGTCGCACGCCGTCGCGGCGGC